TGGTATCAATCACCGCTGTCGGATTGCTGCCGACCTCGATGAAGCATGGCGTGTCACAGACCACATCCACGAACCCGTTATACGTCCCGGTCGATTGCGCTGTCGTCGCACCGATTACGACCTTTTCTCCGACCCCAGCGCCCATAGGGCCGAGGCCGTTGGTGATATGCAGTGACTGAGCCGTTACACCATGCTCGATCTCGGTAGCCTTACCATTGGAGTCATACCCCGCTCTGGATACTGTGCCTGTATTCGTGCTCATGTCTCAGCCCTCAGTTTGCGTTCTCAAGGATTTTCGGATTGATTGCCATATCGACTTTCATCTTGGTATCCAGGATGTTGAAAAATGCACGGAATGCCCGCGCAGCCCTGGCATAATTTGGCGTCTGTTCAGAATCACGGCTCCAGTAGCGATAGGACACCCACTCGATCAATGCCGGGGCATAAACATCGCTGACCTGGATTGCGTCGGTTGTCGCCACCAACAAGACGGGCAACAGGACCAGACGGGCCTCGACATACAGTGCCGGGGATGCTGCAACAGCCGGGTAAACGTAGAAGCTCTTCGGCGTGGACGGGTCCTGGGTGTATTCCTCGATCTCCGTGCCGGTCGTGGTGTGCCATGTGCTCTCGTATGAATCCAGATCCTCTTGCGGAACAGGCCCGCGGATAGGACTGCCGGCGGTGGCGCCATCGCTGCCCATATTTCGCACCAGGCCAAGCAGGCGGTGTGCGGTTGAAGGGATACTCTGCAGAGTGCCTGCGACCAACTGGAACGACTGTATGGCGGAAAAGGCATCCGGCTTTATGGATGCCACTGCCCGTTGTGCATCGTTCACCCATTCAAGCGCCTGGGCCGTAGTCAGGGCAGTATTGCCAGTATCCTGTATGAGTTCCGATACCCTGGAGGTGATATAGGCAACGTCTGTCATCAGAAGAAGTGCGCCTTGCCGCGATTATTGCGATCTGCTTTCTGATTCTGGAACCCGGAGATCGCCTTGGAGAAGGCATCCGAGATCCCCTGATTGAAGATCGCCAGATTGATTTCTGCCAGCTTCTCGTCTGACCATTGCTTGTTTGGCATCAGCATCAAACGTGCCTTGGCCCCGCTTGCGATGTGCTCGTACCAGTCGTTATTTGTCCGGTCGTCCAGTTCATCGCTGGTCGTATCCGGTTTCAGCGCCATCGAGATCAACAAAGAATTGGTCTGCGCTGTGGTCGGGTAAGGCACCAGGCGCACGATATTGACCCCGGCGTAATGCCACCAGTTGGCTTGATCCCCAACTTTCGTGCGCCACGTCACCTGATTCTCTTCCAGCCACCGCTCGGTTTTCTGATAGACCGGGTAATTATTGTGGTGAATGGGGTCCAGCACCGATACCAGTTGCGCCCCTGTGGGCATGGTCAGGGTATACTCCCCGGTCCCTGACTCATCCGTGACCGTTGTGATAGGGGCATGATCGGCCTGCCAGTACAGCGATCGCTCGCAAAACTCCCGGGCGGCATTGCGCACCGCGTTCAGGGCGACAGGCCGAGGTACTCCCGGACATTCCGGGAGTACCTGCGGGAGTAGTCCGGTCAGTGTCGCCATCAGTCGTCAGCGGCCTTGGTGGCTTCTTCCTTGATAACAGCCAGCAGCTTCATGTAACCCTTGCGCTTGTCCAGGTCCACACCGTAATTGGCCTTGGCATAGGTCTCCAGGGCGTCCTTGTCGCGCGGGTCATCGATACCGATGGACTTGGCCCATTCGACCAGGGCCGGCTCTTTCGGTGCGGGGGGGGTTGCTTCCTGCTTTGGCTCTTCCTCGTCGTCCTCGAATTCATCAACAATGGGTGGCTGACCGCTGGCCAGTTCATCCTGCTCTTCTGGCGCCACCTCTTCCGTTTCGACCAGGTTCCCGTCTTTATCCACCTCGTAGAGCTCGTAGCCCTCCGTGATAGACAGCAGGCGAGCCAGATCGCTCTTGTGCGTGACATCGCTGACATAATGCCCGTTCGCGTTACGCTTGAAATGATAGTCCTTGCTCAGAAGCGGACCTTTCTCGACCACGTCTTCCTTATCGAATTTATACCGGATCAGCATGTCGTCTCTCCCGTATTGGTGGTTTCAAGATGCCGGGCCTCTGCCAGCAAGAATCCAAACAGCGGCCACAGCTTCTGATATGCGTTGTCATAGGCGATCTTCTCGCCAATCTCCCGATTGTAGTTCTCGGGTGCCACGCAGGCCGACTCACCGCGCACAGAGAAGCCATTATCCAGGGTGATGTTGCACACCGTTACCGTGGATTTCGGCAGGACGTGGTAATCCACCGCGCTGATCCGGTCATCAATCTGTTCCCGGGTCACTTTGTCTCCGGGCATTGAGGCAATGGCCTCATTGAGTTGCTCATGGTTCATGGTTGTCCCCTATCGGGTAAAAAAACGGGGGCTTTCGCCCCCGCCTGATTAGTCGTCGTAACTGGCCGGGCGGTATGAGAACCAGCCCCGAAGAGTTACCCCGGTCGCCCCGGTAGCCGGCGCAGTATTCACCAGCAGGCCAAAGACCCGATCGGTCAGCACCGGTGCCAGCGCCAAGTACGTGCCCACGTTGGGCGTGAGCAAGCCGCCGGCCTGGCCGACAGTTGACGCAGCCACCATGGCATTCACGTCCACAACGGTCGGCGTATCATCGTCTTCCCAGAACCCGGCATCCAGCACCACCGCAGGGGCGCCACCGGTATCCAGGTCCGGGCAGTCGATGAAGCAGTCCACCGGCACATGACGGGCGGGCAGCTTGGCCAGTTTCACGACATCGTTCAGGGCCAGTGCAGTATTGACCGTGAACTCGAAGGGCACGACGCGAACATCACCCGCCTGACAGGCGTTGATCCCCGGACGATCGGACCCACTTGCAGTTGAAGCATAGGTAGTCATTTCGATCTCCTTTGAGAGATAAAGGAAATGCGCCCCGAAGGGCGCATCAGATTAGCGGGTTACGATCAGCCCGGATCAGCAGCGGCAGTGTCGATGCTGATGAGGCCGTAATCCTGGTTGTTGAACTGGGTCTTCTTCACGCCGAAGATGGACGAGGACGTAATCACGGCCTGATTGCCGTTATCACGGGTTTCCTCATGCCAGTCATAGCGCAGATTGGTCCCAGGGCTGCCGAAGGCGCAGATTGCCGCCTGCTCACCCATGAACAGATTGCGGGCCGCTGACACATTGCCGCCAGCGCCGTAGTCGGTGTAACGCACCACGCTCTTGTGCTTGTGCAGTACCACATCCGAATACATGCCCAGGGCGCCCTTGAAGATGAGGGACTTGTTGCCCTCAGCACCAGCCGCGGACTTCTGGATATCCAGCCATCCACCCGTGCCGGAAGCCACACGCAGATCATAGGCAGAGTACGGGTGCATCAGCAGGACGTAGTGCTCTTCGCCGTCGATCATGATCGGCTGGAGCTGCGGAACCTGCTGACTGCCACCACCCATGGTTTCCGCCTTTGTGGCTGCGCGTTCGATGAGCCCGGTAGTCATCTTGCCGGCAGCAGTCACAGTGGCCTTGCTGGTGCCGTCACCATACATCAAGTGAGTGGAATCAGGGGCCTGCAGTGGGTTGTTGGCGAACCCGGCATACGTGTACGGGAAGATCCAACCGGGATTCCCGAGTACGCTGGCACCCGCCGCAGATTTGGCAAATGCCGTACCGTCGCCACCAGGGCCAGACAGGTACATGAAGAACAACTCGTCGAAAACACGACCCCACCATTCTGACTGGCGGCGCCGGGCCACCTGCCGGAGATCATGCAGGGTACGCTTACGGGTCATACGGCCACCCGTGTTGACGCCGCCGCGCATCTGATCGATGTAGACATTGTCAGTATAAAACTTGAGCATTATGTTCATCGCAGTTCGCTACGCTACGACCGCCAATAAAAAACCCGCTTTCGCGGGCTTTTCTTGGCTGCTGCCAGTTACCTGACAGAGCAGACTATATCATCATCCACCTGAATATCAGTGGATGCTCCGCGCTTCCAGCCGCTTGGCTGTACTCCCTTCCGGGATAGTCGTTGAACCTTCAGAGTCATGATGAGGGCAAATTCCATTATTTCTGTGTTTGCCTGAATTGCAGTTTGCACACAAAACCTGGAACCCATCAGGGAAATTATGGTTTATTAACCACCGATAGGTCTTGTATCCAGTTGAACTACGATAATCACGGTAATCTTTGCATCCGTTTGTTATTTCCTTCCTATGTTTTGAACCATTGTTATTTATATGATCAATGGTTAAAAACATTGGCTCAGTTTCACCGCAACATGCGCAGACATAACCTCCGTATGCATTAAACACCTGATCTTTTATTTCTCTGTACCTTTTTGCCGACCAAGCGTTTTTCTTGTCCTTGTTCTTTCTGTAATACTCACGCATCCGGTCTGCTTCGCACGTTTTGCATCTTGCGCTATACAGCCCTGGACGCTTCCCTTTTGCATGGACATAGAACTCGGTAAGAGGCTTGATTTCTTTGCATTTGGTACAGGTTTTCATCATGACTCCGCTTGGCTGCTGATTGTCCGTGTAATATACATTATATTCAACGGATGTTCCAGCAATTCACGGGGTTTTCACCTGGCGCTTACGCGGCCAGGGCGACCTCAAATTGATCGTCTTCCTGCCCTTCCAGCGTATCGTCCCCTTCAACCGGCTGCATGCGCATCTGCATGGACAGGTCATAGGTGATCTGCTCGCCGGCATCAGATTCGAGCTGGGTGAGCATCTGCACAGGAGTGGAGGATTCCGGGCCGTAGCCCATGAACTTCTTGGAGAAGTAGGAAACCTTCGCCGTATCGACTGCCAGGAATGCGGAATACCGCTTAACGGCCTTGGCGTCGTTGAGGCCGATGATAGTACGTGCCATGAGTTATCTCCTTGAGATATTGGCAGAGCACTCATGCGCCCATACTTCCAATGAACCCCCCGCGCTCTTGCACGGGCGGATAGTTAAAGCTGTGTGTTACTTACGTTTGGTCAGACCGCTCTTGTATGGCGGGTCATTCTTTGTGGCCTCAATGGCGACATTGATGGCTCTTGCCGCATCGACGCCTATCCGCACCTTGTTCCCGCTTTTTTTCTCCATGACCAGGCGCACCCTGCCATCTTCTATTGACAGGGTATCGCCTATGGTGACATCGAGATAAAGCATGTGTTCTCCAGGTTATGCCAAGTATCGCTGCTTCTGTTCTTCACTCATCCTGGACAGCGCCATTTCCAGCTCGTATCCATCGAGCTTGTCCAGTTCCGCGAATTCATCGCCAGCGAGATCACTTGCCCCTTCCGCCTCTGGAAGATCGGCGAGTGTTCTCGGGCCACGCCGGGCTTTCTTGGGCGCCTTGTCCTCACCATTTTCCTTGCTGTCGGCGCTATTTTCTTTCACGGAGGCCAGGTTGAAGGTGTCCAGTACCTGCTTGCGGGCCTCATTGAGCACCCAGGCGCCGGTGCGGTTGGCATTGCCTTCCTGCCCGCCGATGTCCTTCACTGCAGCATCCAGGGCACCCATGAGCATCTTGTTCTCGATGAACACTGAGTTCTTCGGGTCCTCAAAGAAAACATCCTGGTCATGCTGCCAGAGTTGCTTGGGAGTCAGCTCGTTGAATCGTTCAGCCGCACGGATGTCGCTTCGTTCCGCGATCATTTCCATCTTCGATGAATTGATCTCGTCGATTTCCTTGTGGTAATCGGTCAGATCAATACCGCCATCATCGAGCTGCGTCCTCAGTTCGGCGGCTTTGGCGCTGAGTTCCTCGATGCCGGCTTCGATGGTGGCCAGGCGCTCGGGATCTGCATCCATGGTTGGGACGAAGTGTGATGCAGGTTTGACGGCATCATCACCGGTGTCCTCGGTTTCATCCTTGTCGTTATCCTCATCCTTGTCTTCGTCTTCCTCGGGTTCTTCGTCATCCTGGTCTTCATCACCCACTCCATGATCTTCCGTGCCTTCATCTTCCGAGAGTTCTTTCAGAAGTTCGGGAGCAATGTCGCCGTCTTCATTCATTTCGAGTGCTTCGAGTTCTTCATCGCTCAAGCCTTCGTGAGTCAGGTCTTCATTTTCAGTGGACATAAGCCCTCCTGTTCAGTCGGTTGTGTTAATACTCGTCATGGTCCATGTCTTTTTTGCCCGGCATGTCCTTGTCCATGTCCATGTCACCGTCCGCTAGCATTTTCATGCTCTCCATCTTCTTCTTGGCCAGGGCCTTGACCTTCTTCATCAACTTCGGGTTTTCGCGGATCTCGTATGCCCGATTCAGAGTACGGATAGCGTCTTCCGTTTCATAATCTTCTTCCATCATTGCCATCAAGCCCTTCTTTTTCATCGCCTTGTCCTCTTTATGCCGCTAACAGCAACAGCAGAAGTGCTGCTGCTTCATCGTTGATTTCTGCCTCCACCATAGCCGGTGCATTTTCCAGATATGGAAAATCAGCGGGTATCACGACCCGGGCCTCAGCCTGTTGCGTTACCGGCTTGGAAGATGGCTGTTTCGCTTCCGCATTCTTCGTTGAGTCGCTTTCTGGCTCGATGGGAACGGGTTCAGCGTCGTCGTACAGAGACACCCGGTTTTTGTATGACGGCCGCGGCTTTTTCTTGTCATCGTCGTAACGGCCGCGATGACCGCCTCCGCCGATAGTGGATATGGGCGCCGCACTGGTGCCAGCCGCCACTGTGGCAGCGTTCGTGGACGTAGCCACGGCAACAACCGTAACCTCAACAGCCCCTGCTGCCGTGACAGCCGCGTTCTGGCTTGAGGCTATGGCGGTACCCGTACTGCCGTTCTGTGCCGTCCCTGTGGCTACTGTG